ACCTCGGGTGCATCTTTGCCTAGTTCCCAAGCGAAGATTCGGTACTTGCCTTTGCTGTCGTTAAGGATTCTGTATTCCCTTTTCGATACACGGAGAACCATCGCCCCACGTATGTACGCATCCTTGGTTGCTGACAACATCACCATTCAAACTTCTGCAAGATCGCATCAACTTTGTTCTTCATCGACTCACGTACATGAGAACTTTCTTTGATCGTCTCAATGTCTGCGCCTAGCATCGTTGCCTCTAACTGCTTACGTGCTTCCTCCAGCTTGGGGTCGTTCGTAATGTTCATCTTGTCCAGCAACTCACACAAGTCCTGTGCATTGGTCACGAGCGAGTCGTGGTAACGCTTCTTGTCATTGCCGTCCTCGTCTTTCAACTTCTCTGACATGGCAGTAAGTACTGTGTGCAGTCGCTCCCAAGGTGTACGCATAGCCTCGGCCAGTCGCTCATCGAACTTGGCTTCATACTGTGCCTTCATCTCATCTAAGTCCTGCGCTGATATGTCTAAGCGAAAGTCACCAGACTCGGGTATCGGGTCAATCGCCATACGGAACCCAAACTTGTTTCTGACATTTGTCAGATCGGGGTAATCATCTGCGCGATACATCGTGCCCAAGTGCACCTGTGCCTCATTCACCAACTGTGGGTAGGCTATGAAGAAGTTGTTGCACATCTGATTGAACTGCGCCTCGTAGTTATTCATCGTCTGCTTGTACTCCATGAACAACTTAGTCGGCAACAGTCGCTGACCCTTATCTGCCCAAGGTAGGGTGTGTTGGTTGTGATAGAGCCGAATCCTTGCGGCCAGCTTCTCAATGTCTTTGCGTAGGCTAGTACCTGCAAACAGATTCTTCCGCGTCTGTGACGCATCACGAACTGCTGACGCATTGGTGTTCACTGTCTCAGTCATCTCTCGGTCAACCTTGTTGGCTGGCCACACACTTATGTTCAGTTCCACTAGAACCGCGCTTGATGCAATACTCATTTCTCTTCTCCTTGTTTCATGTTTAACAACTTCAACTGTCGTGCAAGACTGCACACTTCCTCTTTCACCCACGCGAACGTGCGGTATCTCTCTGAACGCATCTTGAACTCAATCGTCTCTGTGTCTGCTTCGGTGTACTTCAGCAGGGTCAACATCAACTTAGGGCTCATGTCCCCTGCGTGTGAGCAGTCGAACCCAACCACCCATTCATCTGTTTCCTTATCCTGCTCAGAGTACGTCAGCCCACCATGCACCTCTACGTCCAAATTGTCATAGTGCTTCCCGTGACACCTGTGCCCCTTCGGTATAGCCACGTACCCATTCAGGTGTCCGAACGTAGGGTGTCGCCATATCGTGCACTTGTATCCTGTCAGGTCATGTACCCACTCCTCGTTGTCGGGTTCATGCTCCCATGGCCTGTCGCTTATTAACAGCTTCATCTTCTGCTCTGCATCTAACATTTGTTACTCCTCATCTTTCGCGTTACTTAAAAGCATCTTCACCATTGCCTCTGCTATCTCTTCGCCTAGGTAGACACCCATAGGCTGCTTCTCTCCCTTCAATCCAATGGCGTACCTGTGTTGGTCTGTAATGAAATCGTGTTGCCACTTCACCCAAAACCCAAGCGCTTGCAGTCGGTTGCTAATGGTCATCCACTTCACCTCATGCTCGTACTCGTACTTAGTACCCAATGCTTTCGCCATCACTCCTCTCCTTTCAATAGCTTCATGTAGTTCTTCATCTCGTTCTCATTCAACCCCCACGCTACCCGTGCCCCCTCCTTGTTATAGATAGTCCACTTCCCATACTTGCGCTTGGGGTAGTAGGCGGGTCGGGTTCTGTTGTAGACCTCATCAAAGCAATCATCCAACGTCTTTCTCAGACTGGCGTTAAGCGCTTTGGCTGACAGTAGTTGGTTACTCATCTCTCAACCCCTCTAATAGTTTCACTAGCCCCTCGGCTTGCTTCCTCGTTAGGTTGTCGGACACAGTTTCGTGAGAAGGGTTAATCACGAGGTTGTTCCACGTCACTACCCTCCACTTCCAAAACTTCCACCCATCCATAGGCAATGCGTGGTACTCCGTAAACTTTACGCCTTTGTACATATCATTTCTTCTCAGGTTTACCCGCCAGCTTCGCCATTTTGTAGAACGCATCAGGCAACAGCTTCATGTGCGCCGTCTTCTCATTCGCATAAATATGATGCGTGTACTTGTCCGCATGGTCGCCTGTCAGCTCGGGGTGAAACTTATCCTCGTATAGCTCTGCCTGTCCAATCAGCGCCATCATCTGCACGGCCTTTGATGCTGGCAACACGTAGTTGCCGTAGCCCATAGTTATCGACACCATCCCATCACCCTCAAGTTTCGGTACAGCTACTCGCTTAGCCATAGGCTTACGCTTAGGCTTTCTCTTAAACAAATTCCACATCACAGCACCTCCTTCATAGCTTTGTAAATCAGAACACCCAACACTACACACCCAATCAGGGCAACGACTGCGGCAAACAACTCCATATCAATCCTTCCATAGTTCAAACAACTCCAACATACCCTTCACCCCATCGAGGCTCAGGTACCCATATGTTTCCTCGATCAAGTCGTACTTGTCACGCACCGTATCGAACGGCATGTAGTAGACCCGCAGTTTGTAACGCCACGGCATCCACCACACTCGGCTAATCGACCACGCATACAGCTCCGAAGGATGGTCAAGCGGAACCATATACATATCACCGCACTTAATCTTGGCCATTAGTCCTCCAAGTAAACAGTCTTGCCGTTGTCAGACACTGCGCTGGTGTTACCACCACTGATGACCCACATAGTCGGCGCTGTCCACTCGCTACCCCAGTTCGGTACATAGCCGTCAGTCAGCACGATCACACACTCGGGCTTGATGCCTTCATCTTTGAGGTATGTAGATACACAGCTCGGGTCTGTACCACCACCGCCTCGTGGCTTGGTCGTCTGACAAATGTCAGATACAGACGAACCTTCATACTTCTCATGCCCTGCCACCGCACCATCCCAATAGATCAAGTCCACAACCTCGGGGCTGACCTCCTCGGCGATACCTTTGACTTCGGATAAGAACTCGGCAAGCTCAGGCCCACCGATAGAACCCGATGTGTCGATAGCTACAACCAAGTGACCAACCTTCTCGCCAATCATGCTAGGCATATACATACCTGTCGAAAGGAATCGGCGATTGACCCTGCGCCATGAGCTTGTGTCTTTGTTAGAACACGTAGCCTTAACGAACTCGCGCAACACTTCACGCCAATCAATCTTCGGTGCAAGTAAGTCTTCCAACTCGCGGTCTAAGTTACCGCCGCCTTTGCCGATATTCTTTTGGTGTGCAATCAAGCCTTGACGAATCGCTTGGTCAATCTCGCGCGCCAACTCTTTCTTCTCCTCCTCGGTCATTTCCTTAGCACCATCCCAGTCGTGGGAATCGAACCCATCGCCGTCACCATCGCCACCGCCGTTCGGGTCGTCCTCCTTCTCCTGCTTGAGAATGTCGAACACTTGCTTGGTGTTCATGCCACGGAAACGCTCATCGACCAAGCCCATGAAGTCACCCTTCTTAGCCTTGGGGTGTCCTGTGTCCTCGGTGTAACGTGGCATGGCGATGACTGACTCGTTAGGGTCTAAGTCCTTGAGCATTAAGTTAATCACGTAGTCCATTGCACAGTTAGCCAACTGCGCGTCTTCCTCATGCAACTTAGTCCACGTTGTCAGGTGGCGGTACATCTTGTGCCCAGCCTCATGCGCGATAACAAAAGCCAGTTCCCTATCGCTCAGCTTCTTCACGAACGAACGACCATAGTGTTCGTCACGCCCGTTGGTACACGCAGTCGGCACAATATCTGTGATGTAGGTTTTGCCCACCATCATTACGCCCTGCAACAATGCGAACTTGGGGTTACGCATTACTGTGATCTTCGCCTTCTGTAATTTACGTTCTTCTAACATTTCATTCTCCTTGTATCTGACATTTGTCAGATGGTTTAAAAATCTGAATCAATCGTTCTAACCACGCGCAACTGATAGTCGGCAAAGTCCGAACTCGTTTCCTCAATGTCATCACTCTCCTCACCGATACGCACGAACTCGTAAGCCCACGCTATCTCCACCTGCTCTGCTAGCTCTAGGTAGTTAGACACGAACTTGTTGAACGCGATAACCTCGGAGAAGTCGGGGTACCACTTCACATCGGACTCATGAAACATATAGCCCATGTAGTGCCCGTTATCTATTGGCCGCAAACAATCCTCCAACTCCTTGGGAAAGTTCTCATCCATGTACAGCTTCAATGCCGCCGCCTTGCTCTCGGTGGTGTAGAACACCGCCATTACTTCACTTCGATAGCCCATCGTTTCCCTCCTCTTCTATTGAATTCAACAACTTACATAAACCATACGCTTGCTCCTTCTCTGACATGGGGAATGTCTGCACACCTATGTTGTCAAACTTAGTCCAATCTATAACCTCCCACCCCGTCTGCCGTAGGTGTCCTGTTATGTAGTCGGTCACAGTTATCCATCTCACGGTATACCTATCCTTCTTCATGGCAACCAACTTATGTTCATCTTGTGTCCCTTCGCTAGCTCCTCGGCTTCGTTGATAAGCATGAACAACGCCGCCTTCATCTGCGCGGGGTCGCTAGTCTCAAGCAATATCTCACGCTTCATGTCTCTCGTTATCTTGTTGTTCACCCATCGAATCAATGTGCATCGGTACTGTGGGTACTCATCGCTATGAAACATACGACTCTCGAACGTGACTTGGTGTGCATACGTCATCTTGTGTAGGTACTGAAACATAGCTTGCACCTCATCCCACTCGCTCGGTATCTCGTCCCATCGTTTCTTGTCTACTTGTGCGTATAACATTTGTTAGTCCTCCAGTAAGAGTTTGAGATAGTTGTCGAAAAGTACGTGGTCGGTGGTCTCGAACAGAATCCCGCCAGTGGCATACCCCTTTTGTAGTCTAAAGAGAAGCCACTCATCGTTAGCCCTCCCTGCGTGGTAGCCGAGCTTGTGTAGTTGTCTGTGGTGTTCCGCAACTAGGTACGCATACCCATCCGAGTCCACCTTCACGTACTTCAACATATCTATCCCTTATCTGACATTTGTCAGAGTTCTCACATACTCAGGCGGGGCAAACAATTCATCGCCTCGCTTACCCTTCTTCCACCGACTACCGAGCAGTCCGTACTTCCAACCCTTGTGCCTAGCCCACTCAGCAAGAGTCATGGTTAGACCTTCGTGCGTAATGAATACATTGGTCACTCGGTTGTTGGCTTGCTCTACCCGAGTAGCCCACCTAACATTGTTAGGTTCGTAGTTCCCGTTGTTGTCAATACGATCGAGCGTCATCCCCTTGGGTCTCTCGCCAATGTCAGCCGCAAACGTGGCGTAGTTATCCACCCATGCTTGGTGCATAGTGATTCCTCTGCCGCCGTATCGTGCATAGTGTTTGCTGTCAGGGTTAAAGCATCGGTCTTTGATCGCGCTCCACAATTTGTAGATGCGATTAGCTTTGCCTTGACGTGCGTCCACTTGAGCCCCGTGCTTAACCCGCTTGCGGTTAGAGTCGGCGACACCTTGGTTGTATTTACGTACCATTTAATTTCTCCGTAGTCAGTGGAACCCACCACCATGTAGTGAGTATACCATTCATCGAGACTAGGTCTTTACAAAAGATCTTGGTTTTTGGCAACCCAGTCGGCGAACGCCTTAGCGCCGAACGCGATGGACTGCTTCGATGGTGTCTTCGCAATGTTGATAGCGAACACGGCTTGCCACTCGGCATCGAATCGTTCCAAGTACTCCATGAATGGGGCGATGTTGGTCTTGTCGATACGCGCGATTGCACCGAAGATAACAATGGCACAAGCACCTGGACTTGTCGGTACTTTCGTATGCTTAGGGTCTTTGATGGTGTCTTCCCATGATGGGAGTTGGTCAGAGAACTCAATGTACGCTTGCATATCACGCGCCGCCGCCTCACCGATAGCACCACTCAACGCCGCGATAACCGAGTCGGAATCGTTTTGCTTACGTGTACTGACGATGTTGGATGCTGTTGCCAATGAACGAGGAGACACGAACGCAACCTGTGGCTTCTTGGGGTTGAAGATGTACGGGTTGTCGCCTTGTCCTGCATCGGTATAGCTAGCCATTGCATGAGGGAATCGGTTAACCCAAGCAAGCACCTCGGGTGCAATGTTGTTGTTCATACCCCACTCAATCCACTCCTCGCTAGTCGGCTTGGCAATAGTCACGGGCACGATACGATTCAAGCTATGTGCTTTGATGCTGTCGCCTACACCATCGGTCGATAAGTTACCAGTCAGGAAACAAATTGTGTCCTTGGGCAATGGAATGTCGCCGAGTCGTGGGTTCGCCTTCTCTAGCATGGGGTGCAACATATTCTTCACTGGGTCGGCACCCTTACTGAACTCGTCGAGCATGATGACCATTGGCTTGCCTGTGTGAATACCGAATCGGGCATTGGGGTAGTAGCGAGTCGTCTTCGTATCGTGGTCAATCACGGGCATTGCAATGTCGCCCAAGTCCATGTTCGGTACGTCAATGTAGGCATAGTCATAGCCTAGTGGTGCCGCGATTGCTTCTAGTAGAGAAGACTTACCAATTCCAGGCTCGCCTCGTAGCATGAATCGAGTTGTTGGGTTGGTGCGAATCAGGTTCGCGGCTTGCTTCAATGTGATGGTCTTACCAAATTTAACTTCTGACATTTCATTTCCTTCGTTTACTTCGTTTAAATATCTGACATTTGTCAGATGCGGGTGGTGGACAGTATTTATCTGTCATGCCTATATTGTATCACAAACACTAGACAATGTCAAGTGATTAGATTCCTTTTGTCTTTCTAAATTCATCGAACTTCTCAAAGATTTCTTCTCGCGCTTCGGGTTGCATGAACAACACCTTGAGCATCCCACTCAGGTTGCTTTTCTCCTCAGCAGTTTTAAAGTACATCGCCCAGCCAATCACGTTGGCTATGAGCAACACAATCTCAGTCATAGAAAACTCAATCATTTCATTTCCCTTTCTTTACTTCAATGCAACGTGTAGAGTCAACCATCAGGGATTGCTTAACAACCTCCTGCACTCGGACACACTCCTGCATACTGGCAATGTTGTCAATTACCACTGGCCCACCATTGTGAGCGGTGCGCGACATAAAAATAATTAGAACCCAAACGTACATCTCAATCCTCCTCAGTTGTTACATACTCGTCATACTTACCTGTCGGCACTTTGCCCTCGGCTAGCGCCACCTTGTTAAACACCTTGTCGCTGAACATCTTGAACAAAATGGTGTCCAAGAATTTGTCGAACGACTCGGCGCTCAATGTCACCGTCATGTTCATGTCGTGCCTAAACCACAAGCTCTGCCCTTGTAACATCAGAATGTTGAACGCAATCCAATAGTTTTGGTGGCGTGCGTTGTCGTCTTGGTCATTCCGTACTAGGTCGAAGAACCTCTCGGTCTTATCCCGATAGTTCGCCCACACCTCTACTCTGTTATCAGGTCGGAACCACTTGGGCTTGTCGATAATCTTCTCCCACGCGCTCACGTTGGGTCGTCCGTGTCCATGCGCGTCTTCCTCTTTACCAAACAATTCGACCAAGTCGGCATAAGTTACGCGCACTCGGGTGTATCGTTGCTCCCACATACTGCCTTCATGGTGCACGACCTCCTCGCCCTTTAGCTTCACCACACCCGCCAAGTAATCCTTGAATTGGCTCACCGACTTGCGTACTGCGTTGGCTTCTTTGCGATTTACTCGGTAGTCGTAGAGCGTTTGCTTTTGCTTGGGTTGCCACCGACCATCCCGCCGAACCAATACCAGTTCCTCATGGTCGCGCACCATCGCCTTAGTCCCATCAGCAAAGTGCATGACCACATCACCCCGCACTCGGTTGGTATTGATACAAAGGACTCGGCTAATAAACTGGCACGTCGATGCGCTTGACCATGTGCCGAACGAGATGACCACCTCATCCTCGACTGTGAACTTAATCACGGGTGTCTTGTAAAGCACCAGCTCCATTGCATCTGTCCACACGTTTTTGCGTATGCTGTACGTGTCGCAGTCTCTGCGCTCACCCAATGGCACAACATTGTCCCGCCCCTTTATTGGCTTGGTGTTGTTGTACTTCTTCAATGCTTCTGCATACGTTGTTATGCGTGGCACTCTCATTACTGTTGCGTATCCCATTTAAATCACCTCCAAAAATAAAAAACAACGGCGTACAAAATTGCAACCGCCCCAATTACTGCAAATCCATCATCCATCTTCGTTACTCCTTTAAAAGTTTCTCGTACTTCTCAACCCACTCGATCGCTTGCTCATTTGACTGTATGCCTTCGACTAGGTATTCCCATTTCTCCGACCAGTGTTTGGCTATCGGAGCCCATTGGTATTTGCGATACACCAACAGCTCAGACTGTCCCACTCTCGGCTCGTCTTGGTGTGTGTACTTCACAATGCACCAATCAGGTTCTCGTTCTTTTTCTGACATTTGTCAGTTCTCCTTTGTTAAGTCCCTCATCTGCTCTAGCATCACCCTGTCGTTGCTCTCGGCTAACACCTCGGCGTAGTACTTCTCTTTGTTGCCCTCTTTGGACTTCATACTTGCTCGGTTGAGTTGCCACGATGCTTTGCTCGATACGATGTACGCCCAGTCTCTATGTAAGTCCGTTCGCATCCACCGATAGAACACCCACACTCGTTTTCTCTTTCTCATACACCCGCCAAGGCAACTGTCGCCCTGTCTCTCAACTGCATCATCAGCCCTTGTGGGTTGCGGCCTAGTTGTTTAGCTAACTGAAAGATAGCGTTTCGTTTTGCATTGTTGATGCTTGTGGTCGTGGTGTAGAACGTCAGGATTTCCCCTGCGTTGTTGACTGTTACCTTGAATTTGTGTTTCTCCATCTCATTCCTCCTTGAATAGTTTCAATAGTCGGTTCATCTCATCCTCTGTGCCTCGGGCTAATACTGTGCGCTCGTTATCGTCGCGGTCGTATGCTTCCCATAACTCAGTAAGCACAGTGAAATACAGCGGCCCTTGGCTGAAGCTGTCCCATCTATACAGTAGCCACTCCCTTTCTGACATTTGTCAGCTCCTTTGTTGCTTTTGGTTAGTGTTGATTAGTGTTGCTCGTGCTGACGTAGGTGTAACGTATTGATAGTTACCTTTGCCATATTCCATAACAACACACCATGATGCACGTTCGGCCTTGGCTCGGTCTTCACCGCAAAACAAACAGCATCGGTAGCCTAACTGCCAACGCTCCTCGGGGAACTCGTCACCGCAGTCGATACATTCTTTCCATTGACTCATCACTCATTCTCCTCAGCAAAATTAAACACCTCGGTCAGCACATGGCCGAGCAGAACACCACCGAAGCAAAGGGCAAAGTCACCTATTGGTGCATCCATACCCCAAGACAAATAGATGATGCAAGTGGCAATGATGGTTGCCCCTGCGATGTATGCCTTCTCGTATATTGAGTTCATTTTGTATTCCTTTGTTACGTTGTATCTGACATTTGTCAGAAGTGGTTTGTTACGTTTTGAGGTTTGTTGTTTTTGTTCCTCAGCCTATATTGTATCACAATGTTATGTGTATGTCAAGGATTTAGGGTTGTGTGTGGTTTGTAACATTGTGATGTGATTTAATGGTGTTGTTACGTTTTCGAGGGTATTGTTATGTTATCTTGTTATGGAATGAAAGCAAAACGTAACGAAAGAACGTAACAATATAAATGGCTTAACCATGCGGGTTACGGATAAAGTTACGGGGTATTGTTATATTGTTATGAAAAAAAAAAAAGAGAGAGAGCCGCCTGCAAAAGTTGTGTGATACGAATTGCGCTTGCTGACGACCTCTTTGTCTCAGGTTTGCCGATTCTCAATTTCGAAAAAAACGTAACAACATAACAATACCCCGCCAACCCGCATGGTTGAGCCATTTCTTTTGTTACGTTTTGACATTGTAAAATCATAACAATCCAAAATCCATAACATTACAACGTAACAACGCAAGGGCCGCGCCTTTCTAGGGAACTGGCATAGTTGGAAAAAGTACAGACAAAAGAAAAGCCCCGATTTCTCGGGGCTGTGTTTACGTACACTAGATACTGGGTACTCAAGTATCCAGTATCTGACATTTGTCAGATTTCAACGCCGAGCTGGTCTAAGATTTCCTCGAGCTGAGCTTTGATTTTGTAGCTGAGCGGGGCTTCGTCAGGGTTTGAGTCAGCGAGGCGGTTGTAAACTGTCTTTAGCTCGGCAATGGTTTTGCCGTCTACGTCTTTTCCACCGCTCGCCTTTGGTGCTGATGTACTTTGACGACCGCTCAAGTCTTTAATTCTTGACCACATTTTGTCGATATTGGCACGAGTTTTGCCGATACCCTCGAGCGCCGAGACAAACGCATCATGCTCAGTTTTGACCGCTTTTTTAATTTCGCCCTTGGCTTCCCACCAATTCGCACCAAAGGTAAAGCACATTTGACCCGCATATGCCGCTTGCACTTCGCCTGCCTTGGCTTCCATTCTTACAAGGTTGCCTCGGGCTTTGGTCAATTCATTTATTGAGTCGAGTACAACTTGTACTTCGCTAGGTGTTGCCGCTGTTACGTTGACAGATGCAGGGGCTTTAGTAGTCTTAGTCATGATGATTTCACTTTCTTGAATATGGGGAGAGATACATTCTCTCGCTACCATGTGAATAAGTATACCACAGAATTAGACATTGTCAAATCTTTTCGGATTATTTTGTAGGTGTTTACCCTGTACTACTTTCGGGCTATGTTATATCTGACATTTGTCAGATAGCGCCGAGTACATCACGGGATTTTTGACGGGTGACGGGGTTTCAAATCGGGATACTGTCGCACCCACTAGGGTGGCACCCCCCAAAACTGAGCGAAGGGGTGGTGGGGTCCCATACACTGGGTTGCGCACAAACAATATTCATTTTTTAAAAAAGGCCCCCGGTATTGTTATGTTTTTTAAAAAATACCCCCACCCCTATTATTTTGTGTGACAAAGTTACCCCACCCCCTCTATATAGAAAACCCCCCGGGTAGGAGTCTCAAACAATTTTTTGCCGCATATTATTTTTTGTTGTATAGTCGGCCCCGTGGCAACTTCGCCACTACACACAGGAGTACACACATGAACCCGTTCGAACTTCGTTTCCAAATGTTGAACACAGCGCGAGAAATGCTTGAGTCAGAGTACCACGCTAAAAAATCACACGAAGAGCAGGCCAGCTGGCCAACGCTTGAAGATGTGCTGGAGCGAGCAAAAGCCCTTAATGCTTTTGTAAGCGACAAGTAAAAACCGGGGTGGGAAACCACCCCCAACAAGTAAGAGGGTTGGATACAGTCTTTTTTCTTGTTGTTCCTCGATAGCTCAGCCGGTAGAGCATGTGACTGTTAATCACAGGGTCCGTGGTTCGAGCCCACGTCGGGGAGCCAAAAAGTAAGAAGATTGCAAGGTCGAAGTTCCGGCAATGCCCCCAAGGGGTGGGAGTAATCTTCTTTCTTGTTGGTGGTTAAATAGTTTTGATAGAGCTATAGGATTGGGGGAACCCGGTCGTCACCAACAACCCATTCCCGTTAACCCGGTGCAAACACATGATTGAAATTCAGCCTAGCGCAGACAAACCTCTGCCCTTTGACCTGTCCGATGAGCAACCCAAGACTCATGCGGATAGTATTGCTATTGCTGCAAATACAGTCGACTTGGTCGAGCGCCTCGGTGCTTCCCTTGATTTCGACGCAAAAGATTTCCAAGCTGCCGCTGCGCTAGCTACGGGAAAGACAAAACCCAACTCCCCCACAACTGTTTCAAAGACCGGCACAGCCAAAGTGCTAGCTGTAGCAGTTAAAGAATACGACTTCCAAGTTTTTGCCGACGTACAACAAGCGCGCAATTTCGTAACAAATAAGCTAGTGGCCATGGCCGACTGCGGCGACCCGAAGTTGGAACTCAAGGCGCTAGAACTTCTCGGCAAACACAGCGACATCGGACTTTTCACCGAGCGCTCAGAAATTACCGTGCATCACACCAGCTCCACTTCACTGGAAGCCTCTATTAAAGAACGAGTAAAACGCCTGATGAACGCAGAGATTACAGACGTGCTGCCGCTCGACGACTTGGATGCCCACCTCGGACCCATAACTGAGGGGAAATTTGAAGAAGTAGAGTTCGATTCCCTAAACGCTGGTGATACGGTAGAAGATGTAGAAGATGTTTCGCCGGGTATAGACATCGAAGAATCCAAAACGTCAGGCAAGAAAACGAAAAAAGCTAAAGAATGACCATCGACGTAAACAACATGTCCCTTGCGGACGTCCTAAAAGTCCTTCCGAGTCTGTCGGAGTCGGACCAGCGGGTGTTGGAAGCTCAGCTTGCGAAGCTCGAAGAGCTCAAGAGCAGGGAGTTGATGCAGGAGAAGTTCATAAAGTTCGTGGAAAAGGTCTGGCCGACGTTCATTGCCGGTCGACACCACAAACGGATGGCCGAAGCATTCGAGAGAGTGGCGCGCGGAGAGTGCAAACGGCTGATTATTAACATGCCGCCACGTCATACCAAGTCAGAATTCGCGTCTTACCTGCTCCCAGCTTGGTTTTTGGGCAAATTTCCGGGTAAAAAAGTGATTCAAACGTCCCATACTGCTGAATTGGCGGTGGGTTTTGGCCGAAAAGTGCGTAACTTGGTGGATACGGAGCAGTATCACGACATTTTTCCTGAACTTGGGCTGCAATCTGACTCAAAAGCGGCTGGACGGTGGAACACATCCAAGGGCGGTGACTATTTTGCGATTGGTGTGGGCGGTGCGGTGACCGGTAAGGGTGCCGACTTGCTCATTATTGACGACCCGCACTCAGAACAAGAGGCTGCGATGGCAGCTACCAACCCCGAAGTTTATGACAAGGTGTACGAGTGGTATACGTCAGGCCCACGTCAGCGTCTACAACCCGGTGGTGCGATCGTAATTGTGATGACGCGCTGGGCTCAGCGTGATTTAACAGGACAGGTGCTTAAAAATGCAGCATTACGTGGCGAAACCGACTGGGAAGTTATTGAGTTCCCGGCTATCCTTCCTTCGGGTAACCCTCTCTGGCCTGAGTTTTGGTCAATGGCTGAGCTTTCTGCGCTTCGTGAAGAATTGCCGAATTCCAAATGGCAAGCACAGTACCAGCAGAACCCGGTTGGCAATGAGAGCGCGATTGTTAAGCGAGACTGGTGGCAGTGGTGGGAAGAAGATGAACCCCCTCAATGCGAGTACATCCTCCAGACTTGGGACACGGCGTTCGAGAAACACCAACGTGCTGACTTTTCAGCTGGCACTACGTGGGGCGTCTTCCAGCATCACAAGGACAATACGAAACACATCATATTGCTCAACACGTATAAAAAGCGAGTCGAGTGGGTTGACTTGAAGCGCGACGTGCTGAAAGAGTACAACATGTTCGAGCCCGACGGTCTGTTGATTGAAAAGAAGGCGACTGGCGCTCCGCTCATTTATGAGTTGCGAGCCATGGGTATCCCCGTGCAAGAGTACACGCCGTCAAAAGGTCAAGACAAAATTGCCCGTTTGAACTCAGTCTCGGACATAATTGCGTCTGGGAAAGTTTGGGTTCCGAAAACTCGTTGGGCTGAAGAGCTTGTGGACGAGATTGCTGCGTTCCCGTCAGGCGAGCATGATGACTTAGTTGACGCGACGACACTTGCATTGATGCGGTTCCGCGCAGGTGGGTTCCTACGCTTGGCGAGTGATGAGCCTGAAGATATTCAGTGGTTCCGCAGCAGGAACAAAGAACGGTATTACACAGTTTAAGTATGGCGACACAGAAGTTTCTTGGGAAGAATCAGTTGGTCAAGCGACTCACCGCGC